TTATGAAGCAGTTGAGTGGAAAGAACAATACATTCCATCTGCTCCTCAGTTTGTTGGGGTCTTTAGCCTTGCTTTGGTTGGTGCTTCTGCTCCATTGGTACTTCAGCTTGTCCGTCCAATAGTTAAACAAGTGGTTAATAAAATAACAAATAAAAAGAAAACCAGTTCTTAATCGTAGAACTAGCAAGCGATTGAGTTGAATCAAGCCGAAGTAGTTTGTTAAACAAAGCATGAAAATGAGCCAGGTCACTATGAAAAAGATAGAGCCGAATCTAGTTGAGTTTCACCTCGCAGACGATTAAATCATAGAGGTGTTAAAGACAGTTTTAATCGTAAACTGACAACGATAGTAATGAGTCAATAAGACATGAATCGAAAAGAAATGTAGCGAGTGACAGAAAGTTAATTGGAATCAAACGAAGTCGCACCACTATGAGCCAAAACAAAGCGAATAGATCCGAATGGAGCTTTATTGAGCCAAAGTCATCTTGTCAACCTATTAAGTATCAAAGATGTTAAGAAGAGTTTGTCGTAGCACTCATAACGTGTGAATCGAACCGAGTTATAATGAGCCACATCAATACGTTAGGATTGGAATTACATCGAGTTAATCCGAAAAGATGTGAGGCGAATTATCATCTTTCAAGGCTATTAACCCAGAAGGATGTTGAGGAAAGTTTATCGTAAGACTTACAACGTTTGAAATGAGGCAAATAGACAAGAAGCACAACGAGTGGAAATAGGCAGAATGGTGGAAGCTGAAAGTTGATTTGGTTTGAGCCACAGAAAGTTACGGCAAATCAAATAGCAACGTGGTCATCTCTTTGGTTCTTGCACCTACAAGAGATGTTGAGAAGGGTTTATCGTAATACCCATAACTGTTGCTGTGATGAGAGTGAAGCCGACATGAGTGAAAGGACGCGGAAAAGCACAGAACAAAGCCACAGTGAGTGAAGACGCAATGAGTCGCTAAGAAGATTTCTTAAAGTCTGACTTTTCTATCAAAGACTTAGGTAATCTTTCTCCTTTCCTTTGTAACTGCAATGATTCTTTTCTAGCACCATCAGCAGCAGAAGCTATGAACGCATGATGAATTTGTTTTGTTTCAAGATCACGTTTCTTAGCTTGATCTAATTTAGAAGAATCTATGTGAGTAAATAGTCTACGAGTATGCCTACGATGTTTTTTGATACCAGCATTGGCTTGGGCTGCTGAATAATCAACAGCCTCTTTATCAGTAAGCACGACCAAAGTTCCTTTTACTTCTTTAAGAATGATGGGTCTGTTAATGCCTTCACGAAGTTTTTCAATGTTAGCTTTAACAGTAACCATGCTGAACTTATCCCATTCGCTATCTGGAAAACAAGTGTTCCAGTAATCAAGGATATGTTCCTCTGGGATGACATCTCCTTTTTGAAGTGATCTCCAATCAATGCCATCTATTCTTGGATTTGGCATTAGTCAGCCACCTCCACTAGTTCAGATGCAGAGAATCTACCAAATCTTGGCCTCCATGTACCTAATCCTTCAGCTTTACCAGCCATAGCAATAATTCTATTTAGCTGAGATACACTTAATATCTCATCATCAACCATTAACTCAAAAGTACATTTCCAATCTGGAAAAAGTAATCTCTGAACCCAAACACCTCTTGATGTAAATGCTGTATTAGAAAAGTAACTTTGGTCTTTTGTGTACATTTCCAAAGCATCTTTTGATCCTTCATATTCGATTAATGGATCATTAGTAACAACAACAGAACGAAGAACGTCTTTACCTAACTTCCATTTGGTAGCAGCATTTCTTAGACAACGCAAGAAGTTAGCACCTGGCATATATGGATCAGAGAATCCATCAAATTCGATAGAGTTTTTAGTTTCGTTAACTTTAACTTTACCTTCTTTTTTCCAATATCCAGAAAAAACCCAATCTAATGCACGAAGGCAAAGATGATCTTCATCGTTTTTCTTTTTCTTACTAGAGAAAAATGCTTTTTGTTTTGCTCCTTCACCTAATGGATCAGAGTTTTGTACGTTTGAACAGAGAAGTCCAGCAGTTCCATGAACTGTGACTTGATAGCTATTAAGTGCCATAATAAAAGTTTCCTTAACGGAGTGAAAGTGTAAATCCTTAACGGACTTTTTTATATTAAACATATATTATTTATATGTCAAATTTATATTATTTATGTTACAGAATGAGAATATTTGATATAATGAATTTGGCTGTGAGATTTAGCCTAAAGTAGATAGGTTACTTGGAAGGGGCTTATCTACTTTATAATTATTCTGGTGGACAACTTAAGCCCGTGGGTTGTCTACTACTCTAAATGATGTTAATGTGATATATAAGCAACCAGACCCATTATCAAACCGTTAAATCGGTCACTGCTCTGTTGGAGCGTCAGTTGCTTTTTAATTCATGAGTATGTGGGATAACTTGATTGGGTGGAATATTAACAACAATATCTTCACAGGTAACAGCACTAGGAGTATTAGGTTTGAAGGTAACACCTAATTTCGCCTGTTTTGCACATTGCTCTAAACGAAAAAGACTAATTTCCATCTTAGTTTTCTTTATCAATAACTTTTGAGCTTCAATATTTACCATCGTTGCTTCATGGCAAAGAGCAGGAGATTTTCCTAGTGGAATATTTATCTGAGCAGAGATACCATAGTTCAAATTGTAATTATCTTTTTCAAATCTAGGAGTCTCTTGAACATATTTTATCTCTCCAGTATTTTCGTCATATATATTTTGCCTAGTGACTTGTTCTATTGGTCTGTTAAATGACCAAGCATCTGTTACATACGGAGTGATTGTTAGGCTAGGAGAAGCACAGACAATACCTTGACTCATCTTAAAAGAAGGCATAGCCGATGGAGTTATCATCGTTGCATTATTATTTACAACACCTTGAGCATTTGAAGAGGGAGAAGCAACTGTAGTATTAGCAAAAACTTTTGTAGGGCAAAGTAATAAAACTATTGACCA